CTCGACTAAGGTTAAGATATCTAAGAACTCAAGTTTAATAATCGATTCATTTATATATGATGCCAAGACTGGCAAAGGTGCATTGTCATTAAAAGCAACACTCGGAACAGTACGTTATGCTTCTGGTTTGATTGCGAAACGTAATCGTAAACGAGTAAAGATAAGTACACCGTCTGCTAATATCGCAGTACGTGGTACAGCATTCTCTATGACCGTTGACGAACTAGGACAATCCCTTATTATTCTATTGCCTAATGCCGATGGAACTGTTGGTGAAATAGCAGTTTCCACTGGTATGGGTCAAGTTATTCTTAATCAAGCATTTCAGGCAACTGCTACTAAGTCTTTAGAAATGACTCCATCACCACCAGTGCTATTAGAACTAAATGAAAGTCAAATTAATAATATGCTACTTGTTGAGAAACCTAAAGAAATAGATAATGGTGATAATCCTCTTGACTTTAATCCGTTAGACTTTAATGAGTTGGATATACCAGTATTAGATTTTAATGAGTTAGATATAAATGAACTCGATGTTGATTTACTCTATAACCCTTTAGATAACATCACTGACCATATTGACGGAAGGACTTCTGGTTTTAATAAAGTAACTCAAGTTAATACAATTATATCTGAGACCCAAGTCAGAATCATTCGGCAAGTTGGAGACTATATAGATATAAAGATGGATGCTGATTATGATTATGAGATTTACTTAGACCAAGGTCAAGAACTCTTTATCGAAACAGGAGATAATCCTACATCATTTTTTGACATAACACAGAACTAAATTATGAAAAGATTACTAAACCCTTGGTGGGCAATACTAACAGTTTTATTAATGACATTCGTTCGATATGAAGACGGATTCTTTGTTGAAACTGCTAGACTTAAATCATTTGACTACACAATTGCTCAATCCCCTAAAGTAGAATCCCAAAGTATTGTCTTATTAGACATAGGTGAACAAGCATTAAAAGATAAAGGACAGTGGCCTTGGAAACGTGATGAAGTAGCAAAGATTGTTAATAGGTTATGGGTGAATGGTGCGGGTATAATAACTCTCAATTTATTATTTGCCGAAGAAGATAGACTTGGTGGTGATGAAACGTTTGCTAAAGTAATATCAGATAAGTTGGTACTAGGAACTCAAGTAGCGAGTACAAAAGCATTAGACACTAAAGGTAAAGAAGCAAGTGTTGCTATTGTAGGTGGTGACCCAGATGATATTCTAAATTGGATTCCAGAATATCAAGGTATGGTATCCAACATCGATTCTATTAATAATAACTTAGCAGGTGTTGGTGTTGTATCTACTATGCCTGAGATTGACGGTGTGACTAGACGTATTCCTATGCTGACTAGGGTTGGTAAAGAAATGTATCCAAGTCTAGCACTTGAAACATTAAGAGTGTATGCTGAAGATGATTTATACCAAGCAAAGATAGGTGAGTCTGGTGTAATCGCTGTACGTGTTCCTAACTATGATACGATATACACTGACACATATTCACGTGTATGGATTAATTGGGCAAATGAATTTACTCATTATGAATTAACTGAGGAACTAGACTACTCTGTGTTTGCTGATAAGATAGTTATAGTTGGTTTAACTGCAGAAGGACTTGCATCTTCAGTAGCAACTGGAGTGGGTACAGTCGGCAACCACGAACTCCAGGCACATCTATTACAGTCTATCATCGACGGAGTCACACCAGTCAGACCAGACTTTGCAGACTTTGGGGAACTAATTACAACCTTTTTAATCGGGTTTACCATTATTGTATTGTTTAGATTCATACCCGTTATGTGGATGTCCGTTCCCGTCGCAGTCGTCGTCGGTGGTGTCATCTACGGAACGGAATATGCTTATACTAATTACTTGTACTTAATAGATGCTTCGTGGTTATTGGCAACTATATTAATCGTTACATTACATAGTGCCTTTGCTAAGTTTATGTTAGAGTTCTTATTAAAGCAACAAATTAAGAAACAGTTTGGTACATATCTTAGTCCTGCACTTGTAGAAAAGTTACAGAAGAACCCAGAACTATTACAACTTGGTGGTGAGAGTAAAGAACTATCAATTATGTTTACTGATGTTAGAGGGTTTACTGCTATCTCTGAACATTATGGTGATGACGTTCAAGGATTAACATCCATTATGAATCGTTATATGACTGCAATGACTAAACGTATTATTGATAATGATGGCACAGTTGATAAGTATATCGGTGATGCTCAAATGGCATTTTGGAATGCACCAGTGGACGATGAACATCACGCATACAACGCAGTTAGAACTGGTCTTGATATGATTAATGATTTAAAAGTATTCAATGAAGAGATAACTGCTGAAGGTCATCCACCATTTGCTATGGGTTTAGGTATTAATACTGACACGGTTGTTGTAGGTAATATGGGATCTGACCAACGATTTGATTACACTTGTTTGGGTGATGGTGTTAATCTGGGTGCTAGAATTGAAGGGCAAACTAAAACGTATGGGGTTGATATTATCATTGGCGAGAATACTGCTGATGCAATAGCAACTGATTTCAACTTTACTACATTACAATTAGATTGTATTGCTGTTAAAGGTAAAACTAAAGGGGTAGATATCTATACGGTTGTTGAGGGAGTATGGGGCAGGAAGTTTGACCACGATGATATGATGCGTATGTACTTTGAACAAAACTTTAAAGGTGCTACTAAAATGTGCGAAAGTCTCAAAGGGTATTTTGACGGACAGTTAGATGGGTTCTATGATATATGGATAGAACGTTGCAAAGGTATGAAAGTTAAGAAAGACTGGGACGGAGTATATCGTCCCACTACTAAGTAATTATACTGACTCTTTCCAATCAGCACCAACTTTACGATGACCATTCCAAGCAACGAATCCACCCAAACGTAATGCATAGTATGCAAGGTTGTTAAGTAGTCTGAACCCATTCACTTCGATATTGATATCACGGAACGTTTGGTCTGCTTGTTTCTGTGTCATAACGTGACCAGATTCTTTTTTATTCTTCTGTAAAAGAACAGTGTACTTATAAGCATAGTCGTGCACTAAACCACCCATAAGCAATACACCAACTGGACTTAACCAAGTATGTAAAAACTTAGGAATAGAAGCACCATCAAATACAAAACCTTTAGGAACTATATAATCTTTACCATCAATATTAAAATGAAAGTCTTTAACGATTTCCCAAGTACGAGTTCCCATTAACCACATCCATATAGCACCCCAGAACCCTTTACCTTTTGTTGGTATTGAGATTGGTTTCATATGAGGCATCTCTTTAATCTTAAATGACATACCAGAAGTAAAGTCTTTATCGAAAAAGTTAATCAGTGCACCTATAATAACTAATACACCCACCACCGTGAATTGCCAGAAGTCAATTAATAAATTTATTATTGTTTCCATATCTATCTCCTTTTTAGTGTGTTCTTTAAGTAAGTCGCATAAGCACTACCACCTATAACGATTGTTAATAACACAATTAATAATAATATATCCATTATTTTCTCCTTTTGTAATCATATTTATTTTTTATTGACTTTTGAGTAGTTTTATAGTATAATATAAGTATGGTGGGGAATAACCCTACTATAAAGGTTGGTTAATATTAAAAAGGAGATATAAATAATGTATAAAGTAAATTACGGAACTGATGAAAATCCAGTATGGAGATTGGTTGAACATATTATAGCAAATGGAGAACACTTCGTTTATAAAGTAAAAGATGGTATTAACATTTGTAGGAGAAAGAAATGAGTAATGGAATAACAAAGGGTAATCGCCCACCATTTTGTGGTAATTCAGAAGTAACAAGAAATATGACCAACCCTATGAATAATAGAGATGGAACTGAAAGTGTGCGACTAACACAAGACTATAAAAAGGGTCTTAAATCTCAAGAGGAATTAAATGAACTTAGATAGAACAGGAAATGGTTACTTAGTTGACCCAACAACGTGGTCACTTGATGTGATGCACGAGATGGCAAAGGAAGATGATATTACATTGAGTGAATCTCAAGTGATGCAAATTGAAAAGGCAAGAGAATACTTCGATGAGAATTCAAGTGTTCCTCCAATTAGAACTTTTGCTAAGTATGTAGGAATTGATAAAGGTAAACTATTCAAAGAATGGTTGACTGGTCCATTGAAACCTATTACTAAATATGGTGGACTTCCTCAACCGACTGGTTGTGTTTAAATAATACCTAAATATAGTATCTAACATCAAGGTACTATATGACGTGTCATTCTAAATGGTGTTCTACCATCACAGCAATATCCCAGTTAGCAGTAACATCCGTTATTGTATATGCTGGATTAGTAGTTGGTTCTCATATGGAATCTTGGTCTGAATCTTTCAAACAAGGTTCTGATGATTTACATTCAATCAGACAGAATATGAATCAAATGACTTATTCAATGGAATCTATCAATCGAGATATGACCACGATGAATAATACAACTCTAGCAATGGAGAAACATATTCATCAACTAACTCAGCAAATTGATTATATGAATGGTGCTGTTGGAAATATGTCAAACAAGTTCTCACCTCAAGGTATGGCAAGAAGTTTTATGCCGTTCTAACTTTACTTTCAATCACTTTTATAGTATAATATAATATACGAACCACTAAAAGGACATAAATGATTGAAGTATTAAATAGAGAAAAGTTTTCACACATGGTCGAGAAACTTGTAATAGCAAAACGAATATCATATATGGATGCAGTCGTATGGTGGTGTGAGGAGAATGAATTTGAAATTGAGGATACAGCAAAACTACTATGCCCTTTAATCAAAGAAAAGATTAAAGTTGAAGCACAAGACCTAAACTACTTAGAAAAGTCTGCGAGACTTCCTATATGATGAAAAGAATTTTAGTTGTTGGTAGTGGTAATGCTGGACTAATAACAGCAACGATTTTGAAGAAGAGGTTAGGCATTCAGGTTGATGTTATATCTTCAAAATCAATAGATATAGTCGGAGTCGGGGAAGGATCAACAGAACATTTTAGTGAGTATATGAGATTTGTTGGAATACTCCCTATTGATTTAATCAAACATTGTGGATCTACATTTAAATCTGGGATAATGTTTGAAGGGTGGGGTGATAACGATTACCTCCACTCAGTCACCAACAAATATCTTAAACCATTAGGGCAGTACCAACCAATTTTAGCAAAACAAATCATAGAAAGATATCCCATGACGAGTGAGTATTTATGGGACAATAAATTAGACAAATGGTATTTGACTCAAGAAAAGCAACAATTTGAGCAATATCATTTTGATAGTAGAAAACTTAATGATTTTTTAATAAATTTTTCTAAGAAGATGGGAATAGGTTTTTATGATGATAAAATAAAAAATGTTATTATATCAGATAATGGAGACATAGAGATGCTAGTAGGAGAATATTCTAATTATGATTATGATTTTTATATTGATGCTACTGGGTTTAGAAAAGTATTAATTGGTGAGATGGGTGTTAATTGGAATTCTTATGGGGAATACCTTAAAATGAATTCTGCTATAACGTTTCAAACTGATGAGGAAGATGAGTATAACCTTTGGACGTTATCAAAAACAATGGATGCTGGGTGGTTATTTAGAATTCCAGTGCAAGATAGATATGGTAATGGGTATATATTTGACGACAATTATATTACTGAAGAACAAGCAAAGAAAGAAGTTGAAAATTATTTCAATAAAGAAATAGACTTTGGTAAGAAATTCAAATTTGACCCAGGCGCAGTAGATCGTGCATGGATTAATAATTGTGTTGCTGTTGGCTTGAGTAGTGCCTTTGTAGAACCTTTAGAAGCAAGTTCTATCGGCACTACTATACAACAATCGTTTTTATTAATGCACAGAATAACTAATTATAACGAAAAATCAATCGAGATGTATAATAAATCGTTTAATGATATTATGGAAAATACTAGGGACTTTATTGCATTACATTATGTTACGAATAAATGTAATACTAAATTCTGGAAAGATATGTCAAAGGTTGAGTTGCCTGAAACCTTAAAACATAATTTGGAAATTTGGAAGAATAAACTGCCAATATCGGACGATTTTTCTAATTTATCACAATATAAATTATTTGATTCTAATAATTATATAATGATTCTTGATGGTTTGCTATTATTTGATATTGATTCAATCGAGAAAGAATTCGAATCGTTAAACGATGAAATTAAAAAAGAAATTGCCGATGTTACTAATATGATGATAGTAGAAGATAATGATATAGATGAGATAGGGCATAAAGAATATATCAAATTAATGAGAACATTACCTATATGAATTTGACCATGAATGGATTTGATACATACAGAACCTATCTTGCTATTAAGCAACACTTCACTAATAAGAATTATGACTTCTTTAAGTATAATGGTAAAGTAAAAGCAAGTCCAACCTCATATGAAGTTCGTAAAGACAAATACTTCTTTGAGAAAGCAAGTAAGAAGTTTAAGCATGAAGAATTCATTGACTACATCGTAGCAAACATCACCCGTAATAGTGACTCTTGGATTGGCAACCTAATGCAAGAGAACAATCAAGTAAACTATAAGAAGTGGCAGAAAGTAATTGAGTCAATGTCGTACACATTTAAAGAAGATGTTGGTGTGATTAATGAGTATGAAGAAAACTTCAACAACGTGTTTAAGATGGTTGATAATAAACACCCAATACTATTCAGACTATACTCAAGAGGTAAACTCAGTATAGAAACAATGGTTATACTAGACGATCTGGTAAAC